ATCTAAAACTTTTTGTTTATTAAATTTATCTCTTTTCATTTATAAAAATCCTTAAAAACCCAATCAATATATTTTTGCCACCAATATTTTAATTTTTTCATTGGGAAAATCCTCTATTGACATGATAAACACTCCTCACCTTCATTAACAGGTGCTTCGCACTGACATGTATCACAAGTACAAGGACCATACACATCTGCGTGCATTTCTTGCTTGCAATGACATTTACAATTGCATTGTTTACATCGGTTTATGTTTTTTTCTATATCCATATAATTTATAACGGGTGACAAAGTCTCCCGTGCCACCCTATCTTATAGGCCCATAAGAATTTATTTGTTAAATTTATGTGCAATCCAGTTGTATAGGGTTCTAAAAATTTCCCTTACAAAAGCAATTGTTGTCTTTAAAGCGTGTTTAATTTTTTCCATCATTTTATTTCCTTTATTTCGCCCCAATTATTTCCCTGTTCGTAGTCTACTTTGTTTGGGACCTGCAATTCAACCGCAGATTCCATAATCTCTATTATCTTTTCAGCTTGCTTTGCAGATTCAACGGAGATGTCAACCTCATCGTGAATTTGTATGTGTGGTATTATACCATTTTTATATAAAGCTACCATACTTTTCTTTGTCATATCAGCAGCAGATCCTTGTATTAATTTATTCAATGCTTTGTAAGTAAATGCACGTTTTAAAGGCTCATCGTACTCTTTTCTAGCTTGTTCTAGTGGTAATGGTTTAAATATACCAAATTGTGTAGGTTGCCATAAATCAAAATGACACGCTCTACCAAGTAAAGTTCTAATTTTTCCTCTGTCTTCTGCTTTACGAGTTACATTATCCATAAGTTTTTTAACAAATGGAGCTTTAGCATGATACTGTCTTATTAATTTTTCAGCAGATTCTTTTATTAAACCTAACTCAGCCATTAATTTATTTTTACCCATACCATACATTAAACCTAAGTTAATTGTTTTGGCTTGTTTACGTTCTATACCTGCCATGTCTGCAACAACCTGATGGAAATCTGCATCACCTGCTTTATATGCTTCAACAATTTCATCTACACCTTCTAAGTTTTGTAGTTTTGCATAATGTACTAAAATTCTCGGTTCTTGTTGTGAATAGTCAAAAGATCCCCATTTATGTTTTTCTTCTGGAATAAATATAGATCTAATCATTGGACCAAGTTCAGGGTGTCTTGCTGGAATTTGTTGTAAGTTTGGATTACTCATAGAGAATCTACCTGTAACTGTTCCACCTTGATCTGATCTTATTTGATTTATATCTGCATGTATTCTTCCGTTGTGTGCATGTTTAGTTATAGAATCTATAAAAGTTGTGTGTGCTTTATTAATTTCTCTTGCATCAGCAATAGCTCTTGCTAATTCATGAGGATGATTTTGTAAAAAGTTTTTAGTAAAACTTGGTTCATTACTTTTAGCAGTTCTGTCGTAAGGAAGATTTAATTTATCAAATGCTTTTGCAATACTTCTAGCTGCATGTATTTCTACTTGAAGTCCTGTTAAGTCTTTAATTCTATTTGTTATTTTAGATTCTCTAAGCATTAAATCTTTTTTAATAAATGCTGCTTTTTCAAGATCTACTCTTACACCTTTAAATCTCATATCAACCAGACATGGAAATAAATCTGTTTCCAGATTAAATACATCCATAAGTTCTTGATTATATAATTCTATCTTTAATCTTTGCCAAAGTTTTAATGTAGCTTCCGCATCGCGCTCCGCGTACTGTCCAACATAAAGCGCTGGCATCCTCCACATATCCGCTTTAGCGTCTAGCCCACGATCCTTAGCTGCTTGTTGTAATACTTTTTCATCTTTACCTATACCAACATATTGTTTTGCTAAAGCATTTAAGCTGTATGTAAATCTATTTTCGTCAATTAATGAGGCAGCTATCATTGTGTCAACAATGTGGCCTTTTATAGACAGTCCTGCTGACCTTAACCAGCAGACATCATACATAGCATTATGAAATATAAACGTTGTATCTTCTTGATTTAATATTTCTTGTAACCATCCTAAAACAAGCTTTTTATCAAGATTTCCACCTTGCTCGTGTCCAATAGGATAATAGCCTTGCCAGCCCTCTACGGCTACCGCAACGCCAGCAATGTGACCTCTTCCGGTAACATTACCTGAACCCATTGTAGTTAAATTTGGATCATTGGTTTCTAAATCTATAGCTACTTCTTTATGGCCTTTTAAATTTTTAAGCTCTTCCGGCATTACCCACTCTGTCTCAGGAGCAAATAAAGGCATTTGAGTATTTCTCATTTGTAATCCCTTTCTATTATCATATCTATGTAGTGCTTAGCTTTAAGAAGGTCCTCTTTCCCACCCTTTTTAGATGCTCTCACTATATATTTTATAGCGTTACCTTCAGCAAAAAGCAACTTGTTTTTGTTTATAAACTCTGCCGGTTGAATGACAAAATCTTGATAATGATTTCCACCGATTTGTTTATCATATGAATCATACTCTCCTAAAGTTGAAGGCGGTACGTATTTTGTTTGATTTCTTTTTTTCATAATATATAAGCTCGATCAAATTTTTTAGGATCTACAATATGCAATTCACGCTTCGCGCGCGTCGCTCCAGTGTAAAATAATCTATGTAATTCATCTGGATCATGGCTAAACGTTTCTATGGCCGCACCTGTAATGTCCTGTAACAATAAAACTTTATCAGCTTCTCCTCCTTTTGCTCCGTGTATCGTTGACATTTTAATACGCGGATTCTTATTTATCATTTCACCATTCGCCCGCATGTTACGAATGTAGTTCTCTGTAATATTATCTAGTCCTTCAAATGAATCATACCAAACTTTATCAATGTTTAATCCATGTTGCTCTTGACATTCTTTTAGTTTATACTTCGCGTCCGAATGTAAAGTTTTACCTTTTCTAAAACCATCCACAACATTAGATCCTAAGTATTCATATATATTCTTTATTTCTATTGTATTTAATTGGCTACCTTTACGCCAATGTTCCCAGTTATTAAGAGCTAATAATAATTTTAAAGATACAGAATTAATTCCTTTACATTGATAGTACCAACCTTGTAACTCGCAAAGGTCCTTTGCGTCATCTAAGAAGTAATTTGCAGAAGATAATACTAGCCATTCTCCTTCTTTCATATTGACTTGAGTTATGTCAGAATATCTTTTTAATATTCCTATCTCTTCTCTAGGTTTATATTGTTTATCAAATCTATTTTGTACTTTACCTATTATTTTTTGTGATAGTTCATGAATAGGACCACCTGGTATTCTATAAGACTGATCTAAAGTTTTAATATTATCTACTTCTTCTTTTAAAGCTATGAAGTGATCTACATCCGCACCAGCCCATTTAAAAATTGCTTGATCGTCATCACCTGCTATGTAAGTTTTTTCTGCATTAACCCACAAAGTTCTAACCATTTCCCATTGTATTAAAGATAAATCTTGTGCTTCATCTATAAATAATACTTTAAAGTTAGGATTCTTTTCTAAGGATATATAGTCTTCTAATAAATCTGTAAAATCTTTTAGACCCTTTTCTTTCTTAAATTTTTGTAATTGTTCCGATAATAAAAATAAAGTACTTCTTTCTATATCTATAATATTTTTTCTAGAATCATAATATTCTAATAGATCCATACGTTTAACCCTAGCTGTATTAATAATAGTTAAGTATTCATTGTCCGAATTAAATGTTCCGTCTTCTTCAGAATATTTTGCTGTCTTAATTGGTAAACCACATTTTTGTCCAAACTCCTTATAATCTTCCGGCTTCATCATCTTCTCTTTACTCATACCAAGCTCGTTAAAAGCTAAAGAATGTAAAGTTCTAAAGTTTTCTAAGTCTGTATCTATATCTAAATTAAATTTATCAGCTGCTCTTGATGCTGCTTCCTTGGCTGCTTTCTTAGTAAAAGAAAAGTAACCTATTTGTTTAGGTCTAATACCTTGTTGTAAAAACTGATCTACTAAATCTAAAAGAGTTGTAGTCTTACCTGTTCCTGGTGGTCCTAATATAATTGTTTTCATATGGGTAATCCTAAATATAAATAAATCCAAAATGAAGTAAACATAACCATAGTCATTAAATCAATTCTAGCTAACATTAAAAATCATCCTGTTGGTATGCAACTTTAGATATGCTGGCTTCAATCTTTTTCATTGTTTTAATTTTAATTAATCTTGGTTGTTGTTG